TACCTCTAACATGCAACATTGTATTTGCATCATCAAAATCACCTGTATCGTTAATAGTTAATCTGTTTAGATGTGTGAAATCATTTTTAATAAATCCTCTCTCCGTACCCCCTGTATCAAATCTGATAATATCTTCGTCAGAGGATTCCTCACATTGAACTTTAGTATCGCCGTCAGCGTCTGAAATTAACGTAGGTGTGCTACCAGATACAGAGCCAAATGATAAAGCTCCACTACCATTTGTTTGTAAAACTTGGTTAGCACTACCATCTGATGTTGGGAATGTATAAGCTCCATTGAACTGCACTACTTGGCTTTCATTTATACCTATAGCTACGTTAGAGCCTACTGTACTGCCATTTCCGATCAATAAATCATCAGCAGAATCGTCAAGTGCGATATAAAAATCCTGCGCGTTGCCGTCAAATACTATTGAAGTATCTACTGCTGCTCCATCACCTATAACAACTGAATCATCATCTAATGTTAATATTGAGTTTGTACCAACTGTTGAGCCTACACCTACTACTAATTTATCAGCACTATCATCTAACCCAACATAAAAATCTTTCGCGTTGCCATCAAAGACTAGACTTGTGTCTTCTGCTCCTGCATCTCCTATAGTTAAACTAGGCGTAGTGCCATTTATAACTACTGGACTTGCAATAGAAATACTAGAGCCGTCTGCTGACAAACTATCTAAAGCTATATCCCCTACGTTTGTTATGTTTGAATCGTTAAAGCTAGTAGCTCCAAAAGAGTTAGAAGCGGCAGTTGATGTAATACCATTAGCGGCAGTAATACCACCACCATCTGCAATAGTGATGGCATTATCACCATCAGTAAAACCTATATTTGCTGTTTGTACTTCACCGCTTACTAATAAGTCACCACCTACAGAAGCGTCATCTGTAACTGTTAAATCATCACTAACTTTTAAATCTACTGTAGATAAACTTGCAAAAGCGTCATTTACCGCTGCCCCTGAGCCTGCTCCATCTAAATAAACTACCTTAACATCTCCTGGACCAATAGTTACTGTAGATCCAGAACCTTGTTTTATTATGATGTTTTGACTGCCTGATGTTCCATTCTCTATAAAATGTACTCTTTTTAATGTGTTTGGCCCTATTGTTATAGTACAAGCACTATCTAATGTGCCTGTATATTTAATATACATAGCTCTAGCTTCATCTGCAGAGCCATCTGCTACGGTTGATGCGTGTGTATCAGCATTTGTTGTGATTGCTTCTGTGCCAAAACCTAAGCCTTCTCCAACTAATTCTAAATTTGTATTTGTTGATGTCCCCCAAGTTCCAGATTCATCACCTGTTGCTATTTCTTTGAGTCTTAAATTATTTACATACGTTGCCATATTCTATCCTTTTACAAACTTGTCCAGTTTGGTGTTTGTGTAGTTGTTACCTCATTATAGTTTGGAGTTTGGCTTGTATCAACCAAAGACCAAATTAAAACAGAACCTAAGCCTGTCGTTGCTTGTAGCCCACTTACAGAGACATTTGCTTTAGCTATAGTAGAAACAGAGCCTAGTGCACTTGTCGCTGATAGTCCAGAAACCGTCACCCTTTCATTTTCATGAACAACAATAGTGCCTAAAGAGGCTGTAGCTCCTTTTTCAGTTACTGGTACATTAGCTTTACCTATAAAAGATAATGTGCCTAGAGCAGAAGTTGCTCCTTGTTCAGAAACTGGTGTATTTGCAGCGGCTGATTGCCCTGTTGTGCCGAGTGCGGATGTAGCTGATAAGCCAGATACAGAAACTTCTATATCTGCTGGCTGACCCCAAGGGCCTGATCCCCAGCTATCTCTGCCCCAACCTGTATCTATAGACATAGGGTTCTTACCCCTATGCTATCGTTATGATTGCGTTTGCTCCTGCTGTTGGAAAAACTATTGTAAAGTCTCCAGCAGTCGAAGTTTTTGAAGCACCAAAACTAATTGTTGCTACTGATTTGTCTGAGTTTGTATCGTTATAAATTAAACAACCGCTTGCAGTTATTGTTGCTGTTGAAAATGTTAAATTTGCAAAGTCTACAAAAGCTGTAGTACCTGTCGATGAAGGTGCTGCTATACCAGGTGTTAGAGCCGCGCCCCCTGCTGTATAGTTTGTTCCAGTTATTTGACCGGTTAAACTTGTAGCATATGCAGTTGTAGTCGCACCCAAAGAGGCAGTCGCACCTGCATATAAAGCAAGTTTGAATGAATTGCCACCTGATGCAAAATTATGAACTCCTTGTAAAAGTTCTTTTTTAAAACTTGTTGTTAAAGCTGATGATATTGCCATCTAAAGTCTCCTAATTATGTTTGCTAAGTTAGTTTCGCCGCCTTTTATTAATTCTTGTATGACGGTACTTTTATATGATTTTAAAGCATTATTAATATAAATCAAACAAACTTGGTAAATTGCGTCTTTGTAAGCCTCTGCTTGTTGTGCTATATGAGGTTCTTGATTTTTTGAGTAACTAACTATTTTATTTGTTAATTCTCCTGCCCAGAACTCTGGTGAGTGTCCACCATTACTAGATGTTACAACTTTTATTTCACCTAATTTAGGTTCTCCATTTTGATTCATAAACAATATTTATAGTTAAACATAATTAATATTTATTTGGTTCTGGTGGTCCTTTTTTGTGCGAGTCGTATCTATCTAATAAACCACCCTCTTTTTTTGTTTCTGGCATTTCTACCTCGCTGACTTTCTTTACATGTGGATTGCCATGACTGTCTAACCCTATAACCATAGGATCCTCCAGTCTATGATATCCATAAAGTTTATCTTCTGAGGGTATATTTGCATCTAATAAACTAGAACTTTGTGCCACATCTACTTGTATGCCTTTGTCTAAACATTTAGCCAACCAAAACTCTACGCACCCTCTACCAGCCTCTGCATATCCAGGATTAGATTTGTAGGTAAAATCCACGCCAAATAAGGATATTTTTCTAACATCATTCCAATAAGCAAAAGCAACAGCATATGCAACAGTATTGTTTAGATACCAGCTTTGTGTGTCTTGCACTACTTCTGCTACAGGATATTCGACTAGACCAGGACACCTTTCATCTAACTCACATGTGTATATAGGCCCTTTATGCTCCACTAACATTTTTCTCATGCAATCTGTTTGACCGGCAGCGTCTGTTGTGTCCAAAAATCTAGAGGCAGGATCCATCATAAACAACCTATCGTGAAATATAACGCTACCTACTGCATTTATAGCCCAAACTTCATCGAAGTTAACACCATGAGTTTTTGCAATATTGAACTCGTACCAACTATTACCTAAGCCCACTATCGCTACTGCTGAATTTTGTAAGCTTTTAATTGGTTTCTGACGCTTCATACTCACTCTCCCATTCGCGCATTTGTTTTACTATGTTTTCTAATTCTGGATCTTGATCATTTTCAATACATTTTAAAAAATAATCTTTTAATAAATTCCAGGCGTACTTACGTGGTACAAAATTTTTTTTCATAATCTCTCCTTTATTAAGTGACTTGTTTTCTCAACGCGTCAAATCTATATTCGTCTTGTCTGCTTCTAGCCTCTGCTCTATTTTTTAGTCTCTGTATTTCTTGGTTATATCTGCCCTCATAAAGTTGTAATAAGTCAGGCTCACCTTTTAAAAATGTGTATGCCTCTACCAAAGAAGCATATAGTAAGCCATTTCTAGCATTTGTTGAGAGCCATGTGCCAGTTGTGTCTGTGACTAAAGAATTAGGTTTGTAAAGATACGATAGCTCTACACTATAACTGTTGTCTGGTACAGGCGCTAAAATTAAGGTAGAGCCATTATCAGACCCTGTAGATAGTTCTTTGTCATATTGACCATAATAAAGAGGCAGTCCTCTTATGCTAGTATCTGATATGTCCTCTGCGTACTGTTGCATAAAACTTGGATGTTTTTTATCTAGATAATGATAATCGCTGTTTGAATCTATTACAGCCAAACTAAAAGGTAAAATAAAATCACTAGGACAAGTTAAAAATCTGCTACCTGCTGTTACGTTTCCAGAGACATTTTTTCTGAAAAAATCAAACTGAACTTCTTCAAACATTCTTTCTTCAGCATTTTTTATTATGTCATCTAGTGTATTTACAAAAGTAGTTTCTGTTGATTCACAAAAATTTTGAATTAATGTTTTTAATTCTGCTAAAGTCATGATGTAGTAATAGTAACACTTCCTAAACCAGAAGTCGCAGAAAAGCCGTCAAAGTTTGAGCCAATGGTATCAGTATTCGTGAATACTCGGCCAGGAGTATTTTCTTTGTCATTATCAGGACGAGGGTCATATAAAGCTTCTGCATCTGCAACATGTGTAGGTGGTTCTAATTGTGGGTGTTTTTCTTCGTAGCACTCAGGACAAGTTTTGAGGCCATTCCATTCTTTACGAAGTTCTAATAGTTTATACCGAAAACCACATCTATCGCAATGGGCTAAAGCAAATTTACCTACTGCATATGACACTAATAAACTCCTCTAGTGAAAGGTCTTATTTTAAAAGAAGCTCTATCTTCGTCTTGATCAGCAGCGCGTCTGAATTCTTCTTCATAAATCGCTTTGAGCTCAGGTGTTCTTTCAGGTGCTCTTTTAATACTAAGATAGTAAGCAAGTCCAGCAGCAAAACAAGGAAAAAACCTAAAAGGTATATCCATAGTGTTTCTAGCATTATCGGCATCATCTAATCTTGTAAGTTTTGTAAACCTGATTATATCAGTAGAATTTTCAGGTGTGGGATATAAAAATAATTTTGGGTTGTTTTGTTTATCTAAAAAAAACTGAGATGGTCTAGATTGAGTAGCTTTGTTTGGAATATTAAAATATTCAGCTCTTGAAACTCTATCTAACCTTATATCTGTAGTTTCTGTGCCTGTAGTTCTTCGCACAACAACATCCAAAACGTCTATGACATCTGTACCTAAATTATAACTTTCAGTCCCTTGTGTAACTGTTTGCGTCCCTGTATTTATAGTCCATTGGTTTAACCCTCTGTTAGCCCACTCAGCTAACATAATATTAGCAGATCTTATAGCTGATTTAAGATCATACCCAGTTCTAAGCTCTAGTCCACATCTTTCATATGCTTCTTCTATAAACTCTGTTATGTTGGGTTCAAAATTTGTGCTACCAGATACTGCCATTATTCTTCATATAAATTATCAAAGGTTATTGATGGATCTAAATAACTTTCATGCCCCTCTGCTGAATGAGTCCATTGTGACGGTTTAAAGTCTGGAGGACCTTCGCCAGTAACCCAAAGAGCTGGACTTGTTGCTCTTACTCTATTATTAGGCAAAGCAACCAAATTACCTTTCCATTCGCAATCCTCAGTTATATATAATACATGACTTTGTTTGTGTTGTGCAGAGTCATCTGCAATATCAGAATCTGTGTAATCTACAGTAAATAAATATTTAGCCTGATAAAAACCGCCGTCTATCTTAGCTAACCAAGGTGAAGAGCTTACCCTGTCCATAACTACTACTGCATGTTCTCTTGATTCACAATCCCAAGGTTGTGCAATATGATTTTGCATAGGTTTAGGAAAATCTTCCATAGGGATATCAGCTACAATACCTTGTATAGGCATCCTAGCCCACATAGCACCACCATGAACATTAGGTTCGTCATTATCTTCACAATTTGTTTCTTCCCCTGTAAAAACCACTTGGAAACTTAAAGATCTATCTGGAATTGTGTTAACGGCTATAGCTAGAGCATGTATATACTCGTCATGATATTTTTCATGATTATGTGTGAACTCTCTCCGCACCCAACACTTAAAGTGTGGAATGTTGCTAATTAAATATGACACTAACTATTTTAATCTTTGTCTTCTTCTGTTTGCATTACCTGCAATCATACCACCTTTAGACTTCTTCATGACTTTGCCACCTTTAGACTTCTTCATCATCATGCCACCTTTAGACTTCTTCATCATCATGCCACCTTTAGACTTCTTCATCATCATGCCACCTTTAGACTTCTTCATCATCATGCCACCTTTGGATTTTTTCATAACTTTTCCACCTTTAGATTTCTTCATGACTGGCATACCACGTTTTTTATTTAAAGGTTTTTCTATTTTAAATACTTTTCTCTTGGGCAGTCCTGGTCTTATAGGTTTTTTAATAGGTATAGGTTGAATACCCACAACAGGTTTCTTAACAGGTTTCCCAACAGGGTTCTTAATAGGTTTCCCAACAGGTTTCTTAACAGGTTTCCCAATTTTGGCAACTTTAGGAGCTTTTGTCCCTGGTTTTGCTTTTTTTAATTGTTTAAATTTTTTTCTCATTTTACTTAACATTTCTACCTCTAACTAATTGTTGTTACTTTTCGCTTGTCAGACATAACTTTACCACATCCTTTTGCAATAAAGCCACCTTTTTTCATTTTGACTTTGTTTTGTTTCGACATAGCTTTTTGTATAGCCATACCTCTGGCTTTTTCATATTCTGAAAACTTGCCATCTTTGTTTAAATCTGCTTTTTTACTTAATTTCACTTCGCCTCCTTTTTTAAGTTTGGTTGATACATTTATAGGTTTTCCTTTCCTGTTTGGGTTAGGGTCTTTTCTTCTTTTTCTTTGTACTATTTTTGCTCTAGCCTCTTTTGACATACCTTGTGCTTTTTTCTTTGGTAAACATCTAGGCTTTCCCTCAGCTTTTTTTCTGCCACCACAAGAGCCAATAATATTACCTTTAGAATCCATACGGACCCATTCTTCATCTAACCAACTTTGTAATTGTCCTTTGCTCACCTTAACCTATCTGACATAACAGCGCCTTGTCCTTTTATAGAAACGAGGCCACCTTTTGCTTTTTTAACTTTCTTGCCTTTTGCTTTTTTAGCATAATTTGGATCTTTACAATATTTTGACGCCGCTAAATTTGCATAAGCACTTGGGTAAACATCAAAAGTTCTTTTAGCCCATGCTTTTCCTTTCGGGCATATTTTACCTTTACTTTTTACTTTCTTAGCCATTACTTTATCTTACCATGTTTTCTTCGCACTTTGTCTTTACCTTTTTTGAAAATACTTGCTACCATATTTTTACCCATAACTTTTGCTCTTTGCTCACCTACGGTTAATATTTGTATTTTTCTAGCAAATGGTTTATTGATATTTGTTACTTTTTTTACTGTTTTTCTTGCGTCTTCTGGAGTTGCGAATTTTATAGATACAGTATCTTTAGGGTTTTCGTCTGTATATAAACGTCTACCACTACCTTTTGGTTTTTTTCCTGTTCCTACTTTTGGATCCTTTTTTTTGCTCATTTTTAATTATTTTTTTAATAGTGTTTGATTGTTTTTTATGTAGTCTAGAAGCTTTGTTTAGCTGTCGTGATACTTTTTTTAATCTTCTTATCATAATCCTTGTCCTCTGTATTTTTTGTAGCTTCTTTTCATATTTTTATTCATAGTAGAAGTTCCAAGATTATTATAACCTATTGATGTTTTTTTACCTCTTCTGCCACAAACAGGCACATGATCTCTAGCAAGACCCTTAGCTTTTCTAGGCATCTAGCATCTCCAACGTCTTCTTGCTTGTCTTAATCTTGAGTTAGGATTTTTTGCTGCTTTGGGAAACTTTTTCATTTGTCCAGCTGATCTAGCACAAAATGATTTACGTCTAGCTTTTTCTTTTTTTGTAAGATTTTTTTTCTTGGTTACGGCAGTTTTTAATTTACTGCCTGGGTTGAGTTTTCTATATGCTTTGACACCAGCCTTTGTCATGCCAGCACCTTTTTTGGTAGGCCTATAGTTTTTCTTGTTTCTTGGCGGTTGTTTGTCTGGTTTACGAGCCATTCAAACTATCCTTAACCGTATTCTTTAACTAGCTCTAAAATTATTGAATATGTGTCGCCACTAGAATGTCCTACTGTAGTAAATAAAACATCTCCTGTTTTTCCAGAACCTGCATTATTAGGTATGCCTGTAAAATTATCATAGTATTCATCGCCTGTACTATCTGCTGGTAATCCAGTTATCAATACATTGGCAGTAGCATCAAAAAATAAGTTGACACCCATACCACGACATGCCCAATAAATTCTTTGTATTGTTACGCCAGTACAAGCGTCACCGTTAGCATTTGCTTGTAAAGCAGAAACATCTACTTTAACAACATTAGCTTCACCGGTACCATCTGAAACATTAGTGAATTTCAAGACGGCCTTTCTTTGACCGTCCTGAATAGTTTGTGATGTTACTGTATCAGCCATTATCTTTCTACCAACACACTTACATAATCAACAACTAAACTTTTAGCTGCTGCTTCACCTGCTTGAACTGCTAATGTGACTGTAAGCTCTTCATTGTCAGGCAGGTTAGTATTTACTACCCCTACTGGTTCTGCATTATTAATAGCATAGAATACTTGGCTGGCATTAGGATCAATAAAAAATGATGCCGTTACAAAAGTATCGTTCACCATAGTATGAATACCTGCACTCTCAGTTTCTGTAGAGTCCTTTTCTACTACGAAATCTAAATTAGTATCACCATCATCTTTAGTAAAGAAGATACCATCTGAAACACCATCAATAGCTGTTGTATCGGTTATTGCTAAACCGATTAAAGCGTCAGATTGTGTTACATCACTAAGTTTAAATCTGCATGAAAAGAAAGCTCTTTTGCTACCATCTATTAAAAATGATTCGCCTTTGAGCTGTAACTCTTCTGAGTCATTATCTGCGTCGTTAGTAGTAATAATAAGTTGACCACCAGCTCCGCTTGTGATTTGAATTACCTCACCAGAATCGCCACCGCCATCAGTAGATGTAATGGTCCAATCACTAGCTACGTAGTTCATGAAATCGTTGAAATAACCATAATACGTCTGGTCAGACGGATAAGGTTGAAACATAGGTAAGTCCTTTTTGGACTTAGAAGCGACAGTATTACCTGCCCATAAAATTTGATTTTGAAAATGTGGATTAGACATAAGAACTCCTTTTCTTTAAATGGAACACATCATGTGCCTCATTATGCTAATAGGTAAATTTTATATTAGCCTTTCTTATATATCAACAGGTAAGTTGTCTTTACTTTTTTTAAGAGATTGAACTGCAGCATATAAATTTTTATAACTTTTTTCTATTAAAGGATCTTTACCATATATTTCAAGTAACTCACTACCAATCATTTCAACTAAACATTTTGCTGAAAATATTTTTTTATCTATTTCTTTTAATGGATGATCTTTGCCGTTCATTTTTTTTCTCGCTTGAAATTTTCTAGAGATAGATAAGTTTATCAATTTTTTTTCTAAACTTGTATAGCCTGGCCATTCTCTTATTTGTTTATTTGAACGACCGCAGCCTTGGCATATTTCATCACCGTAAGTGGTACTGCACCTACCTATGCAGGGACTGTCTGCTAATGTTGTAGCCTTGCCTACAACTTCATCTATATAACTCATGTCACTTCTAGTAACACAAAAAATATACTACAAGTAAAAAAATAAGTCAAAAAAAAGGGCCCTAATGGGCCCTGTCTGTAATACTGAGTAACAAACTGTATTACGAGTTCGTATTATGCTCCTTGTGAACCATCGACACATCTCCAGTTTGAGAACCCGAATGAGTATCTCTCTCTAGCTTTGTATCTCATGTTTCCTGTATCAAAGTCACCTTCTAGTGAAGTTTGCATTGGAGATCTAACAAAATATTTAAATCCATCAGGCACATCTGTTAAGAAGAAATAAGCGTCTGGATCATTTAAATAATGATTGACTACATATCCTTCAGGTAACATACCTTGATTTACAACGGAGTTAATATCGTTGTCAGAAGTTCCTACTCTACCTGGTGAGCTTAATAGTCTGTCAGCCACAAACTGAAGTTGTGGTGGAACTATAAGTTTCACGCCTTGGAGAGCGATATTAAGACCTCTATCATCTGTCTGAGTAGAGATTCTAATAAGTGCATCTTCTATAGAAGTTTCATTTAAATCAGCGAATGTGGATGCTCTGTTAGCAGATGTTGCTCCACTTGATAATGGGTGCGAACTGTTAATAAGAGAAACTCCATCTCCGCCTGGGAAAGAACTTGAGAAAGCGTTGTTTAATACACTTGCTGCTTTAATTTGCTTAGTATTTGCCATACTTCTAGCTAAAGCTTTTGTGTATCTAGACCCTAACCTATCATATAGATTATCTTCTACTGCTTCTTCAGTTAGTGAAAAAGCTAACGCTACTGTCTCGTGTTCATAACGAGCTGTAAAGCCTTCGTTTGCATTGTCGAATGAAACACCTTCACCCTCTGGTTTAACAGGGGCGTTTCCGAAACCAACAATCATTACTTCTTCTTCAAAAGCTCTGTCTGATGATTCTTCTTCGTAGATTTCTGCATGTTCATTGTCATAACGTGCATATTCCATACCGAACAAGGCATTTAAACCTGGCTCTAATTCTTTTGCTAATTGTGCTCTATTAATTGCCATGATTATTTACTCCTTACACACCTGCGGTGTTTTCATAAGCGTGTTCATTTATCTTAACGATAACATTAACATTAGCTGAACCTAATTCATTATTTTCAGAATCTTTTGATATACCAACTATTCTATAGTTAGCAGCAGCTGATCCTGATGAACTAGCAACTTCAGCTTTTGATTGACCATTTAAGGTCGAACCAGCTGTATACGCTATATCTACGTTTGCACCAATGTCTGTTCTAGCTAAAGAACCAGTACATTGTACTTCATATAGATTTAAAGGATTATCCTCAACAAAGGCTACAATGTCTCCTGTTGCTGTTTGTGCAGCAGGGAAATGAGCAGAGAATTCTACTTCTTTGCTACTTGAATTAACGAATTTACAACCTCTGAAAATACCAAGGATTTTTTCATCACCAGCAGCATCTGCTACGTCGATGAATCCTCCTGTTAGCATTTTAACAGGGTCGCCTGAAAATATCCCTTGGGTTGAACCAGATTCAATATTGTATTCGTGGACGCCATTATTTTGACCACCACTTCCCAATGATCCTACTAGCTTAAACCCAAAAGGTGCATCTTTATTTGCCATTTTTCATTACCTCTTAAATTTTACTTTCGTTTACCGCCACCAAATGTAACTTTTGAAGTTCTCCTTGGTGACATTATTGGAGAACGCGCATCAGATTCTTTCATGAGGTCGTTGTCTACGGCTTCCTGAGCTGACTCAGTTCTGCCTTGATAGTATGCGTTACGTTCGTTTCTTGTTTCCTCTGGAATCTTAGCTAATAGTAAACCACCTACACTTACCACGCCTGCGTGTTTACCGTCTTGAATTGATGGTAAATCAAAGCCTTCTACCTCTTCTGCTCGAACGAGTTCAAAACCCTCTCGCAGTCTAGACATGACATTTTTTTTATCATCTTCATTCAAAACCTCGGCTCTAATCCAGCGATAAACATATCCTGGCGGATTAGGTGGGGTTTCTAACATACTTGGGGGTGCCCAAGGTTTGCGTGCAGCACTTGCTTCACGAGTATCAGCAGAGCGAGAAACTCTGTTATCTTCTTTAATAAATCTTCCTTTATTATCTCTATCCATTTTTACCTCTTTACATATTTTGCGTACTCATTTAATGGTACGTTTAACTTTTTTGCCATCTGTACTTCAGAAGGTGAAAGTTTAATTTGTTTCTTTTTGCCTGTTCCTGCATCTGCCCTATTTGCTGACGCTACTTTTTGCGACGGTTTTTTTGCATTTTCAAACTTATGTGGAAATTCAGCAACCATTCTTTTGTCTACCTCATTATAGTATTCATCTGTAGTAGGATCAAACCCTTCACCATCTACTAAATTTTTATGAATATTAAAGGCAGCTAATGTCATAGTTTCATCTGTACCAAACCAAGTGTTTTTTTCTGCCCAAGCCTGAGCTTTAGGATCTGGTTCTGGTGCAGGTGTATTCTGAAAGCTTTGAGAAAAATTTTGATTCTGAATAATTTGTTGGTTATTTAGTTCAGACAAATTATCTTGATTCTCAAGCTGAGATCTGCTGGTTTGTATTTTACTTTCTTCTACAGCGATTTTAGATAAAATATCTTGTGCTTTTGCAACTTTATCAAAGTCTTGTTCTTGATGTGCTGATTTTAAGGCAGCGGTTGCTTGAGCTCTTTGGGACTTTAACCTATTCTCTGCTTCAGATAAGTAAGATCTGTCTAATGAGGTGCTTCTCTCTAGTAATTTTTTGTTTTGGTCTTGCAACTGCATCGCAAAATTGTAAGCACTTTCTTTAGCTCTTTCTTCTTCACGTAACTTTCTAGTTAAATTAGAAATACGCTTTTTAACTCTTTCAGAGTAATCCTCTAACTCCTCTTCGCCCTTAACCTCTTGTTCAGGCTCTTCAGAAACTTCTGGCTGCTCTGCTTCTTCTTGAGGCTCTGTATCAGAAGCTTGTTCTTCTTCTACCTCTACTACTTCACCCTCTTCTACGACTTCTTCTTTTTTTACTTCTTCAGTCATTTTCACTCCTATACTGCAACGATATCAGTAGGATCATGTATTGTTGCAATCACTTCGTCATCATTTATGATTCTGCACTCAGCGTCATCACCTAATTTAAACCTAGCGCCTGCGTACCGACCTATCAATACCCATTGTTTTTCTTCACACCAATTTTTACCTCCAAACTTTTGGTCTTTGTAACATAATGGTCCTTTTTTGACCACGTATGCACATACCGTAGCTAGAGATTCTCTATCAACATGACTTTGTGTAAGAATTATGCCACCTTTGGAAATACCTTTGCCTTGAAATGGTAGGATTAAAATCCGCCATCCAGTAGGTTGTGGCATACGTTCTATAATTGATTTATCTAATAAAGTTGGATCTAATACTCTTGATTCTTCAGGAATATAAGCTTTATCTATTTGCTCCCCTGTTTCTTTGTTTTGTTCTTCTACCTGTTTAGCAACGTGGTCAGGTACTATCACCTTGTTCTTCGTCGTCATCTTCTATTACTCTTCCTAGCAGCTCTTTTAGTTCAATCTCAACATCCACGAGCGAGCTGTATTTACCTCGCAGATATTCGTATTGGTTGATGTCTTTTACACCAGCCAATATAGTGTCTTTAACATCCTCTTTTCTTTCTTGAAGATGTTTTTTTAATTTATCTACTAACCAAATCGTTGACATTAATAAATGCCAGAGAATTTAGTACCGTACTCAGCGATACCGACTCCCTTTGATTTACCCTTGCCCATACCAGGTTTAGGGTTCACGTTAGCAACAAAACTTTCTTTTTTACTGTAAGAAAGATTACCCTTGTTTGAGTAACCTTGCTTATTGTTTAATACTTTTTGTTCCTTTTCCATTTTCGTATTATTGCACTATTTATTGTATTTGTTAATTAAATCTTGAATTTTTAATTGTTTCTGTATTTCCATTCTTTGTTTTGTAGTGTCATCTTTCATTTTTGCAATCTGCTCTCTTGACTCTATTTGCTCTCTGTCTATCTGATCGTTTCGCAAAGCTTCTTCAGATCTTCTTTGCTGATCAAGAGCAAATTGTTGTTGCTCTTGTTGTAGCTCTGCCCCACGTAAAGCAAGCTCTTGTTTTCTTATTGACACTAAAGGATCTTCATCCTCTGGAGAACCAACCCTAGATGTATAATCGTTTACAAGTTCAGCTAAAATTGGCGAAGAAAATTGTGCCAACAAATTTTGTGCCTCTGCTTGTAGCCCCATAGCTTGTTGAGGGTCTGCCTGCTGTAGTTGTTGGTTTATAGAATCGTATTGGGCTTTTAACTCAGGTGGCATTTGCTGTAATGCTAAAATGTCAGCTTTCATTTGCAAATGCTCCATCACATGTGCATGTATGGTGGCTTGAACTTGGGCATTAGATTGTACAGGTGGAGTGTTCAAAAGACCCATATGAGCTGCTATGTGTGCATCATGATTTTGTTGTGGAAAAGCTTTAGCCGGTTGTCCCATAATTAGTGTGTTATTCTCACTTCCTGCCTCTATAGGTTGTGGCTCTGTCGGAGGAT